ACCTCTAGCATTTGAGGATAAAGCAGAAACATCTACTTTTACAACGGCAGATTCACCTGTGCTATCAGAAATATTTGTAAACTTTAGTACAGCAATTTGTTCGCCATCAATTAAAGTTTGAGAGGTTACTGCATCAGCCATCTATACCTCCTATTATTGGTCAGCGAAAGTTGGAGCTGTCGTTGATGTTACGTTTCCAAAAATTTGATAATTAGTTGTGTCTTTACCAACAATTGTAACTTCAAATCCTGCTGGAACATTCATTTGAATACTACTATTAGAGTTGCCATCAGAAAATACTGAACTTATTGCATTTCCGTCAGTATCTAAAAATGTTACACCACCAATAAAAAAGTTTGTGTTTCCAGGTGTTACAATAATAGCGTCAGTTGCATCAGCGGCTCCACCAGCATATACAAATTTGAATACTGATCCAGCTATAGGTGCTGGTAATGTATATGTATTATCTTGGCCACCATCTGGTACAAGTAAAACTCTACCACTATGAGTAGCATTGTCTAAAGTTTGATCCGCATCATCTAAGCTTACTGGTGCTCCACCAAGAGTTGTCACCTCTGTAATTGTTCCAGTTGTTGCGTTTTTACTAATAGTTTTGATTGTGCTTTCAGATCTAATAGGACCTGAGAATGTTGAATTAGCCATGTATATCTCCTTGTCTTGGCTATGTCGAACTTAATTGTTCGTCAAGGTAATTTAACTATACACAAAAAAAAGGGGTCTGAAAAGACCCCTTAAAAATAATATGAATATTTTTATGCGGCTCCAGGAGAACCGAAGACAGCACGAGGGTCTGAAAAACCAAAGGCATAACGCTCTCTAGCTTTATATCTCATGTTGCCTGTATCAAAGTCAGCTTCCATGCTTGTACTTAATGGAATCCTTTCAAAATACTTGAAACCATTAGGTGCATCTGTCTTGATGAAGAACGCATCTGTGTCTGTTAAGAAGTGGTTAATTGTATAACCCTCTGGTAACATACCCATGTTTTTCATTGCGTTAATATCATTGTCAGATGTTCCTGGTCTTAAAGTTGACTCAAGTAATCTGTCTGCAACAAATTGTAATGCAGGTGGAATAATAAGTTTCATTCCCCTTAATGCTACAATCATATTTCTCTCATCAACAAAGTTTGAAATGTCAATAAGAGCATTTTCTAATGATGTCTCATTAAGATCTGCAGCAGTTGATGGCTCATTTCTAAATGTTCCACCACCACCTAGAGGATGGTCTGTAGCACAAAGCTCTTTACCATCACCGCCAGTGAAGCTTGAATTAAACGCATTGTTTAATGTAGCAGCGGCTTTTACTTGCTTTGTGTGTGCCATTGATCTTGCTAACGCTTTTGTGTATCTAGCTCCAAGCTGATCATACAAGTTGTCTTCCATTGCTTCTTCTGTAAGTGCAAAAGCTAAAGCAATAGTTTCCATTGTATATCTTGAAGTATACACTTCGTTTGCATTATCAAAAGATACACCAGCACCCTCTGATTTTGTTGCTGCATTACCAAATCCACTCAACATTACTTCTTCTTCAAACGCTCTGTCTGAAGATTCTGTGTCATAGATTTCTAAATGCTCTTGATCATAACGATCATATTCCATGCCGAATAAAGCGTTAAGACCTGGTTCTAACTCTTTTTGGAGTTGTGCTCTTGAAATAGCCATAATTTAATCTCCTTACGCTAATCCAGCAGACTTTTGCCCAAATATGTGATTTTGAATCACAACATAGACATTAGTCGCATCGGAGCCAACATCGCTATTCTCTGGATCTTGTGATATATCTATCGCTTTGATCGGAAGAGTAGCGGTGGTAGCACCTGTTGCTACATCTAACTCTGCACCAGAAATACCAGTTACAGTTGAACCTGCTGTGGTATAAACAATGTCAAAGTTACCTAATAAATCTGCAACTGGAAATGCAGCATTACCTTGAATTTCAAAGATAACACTTGGGTCATCTATAATGAAGGCTTCAATGTCAGCAGCATTTGTGCTTGCAGGGTAGTAATTGGAAAAAGTTTCTTTTCCAGTTGTAGGGTCTGTATATCTACAACCATTAAACACTCCAACTATTGGAACTGTTCCACCATCAGCGTGAACCTCAACGCCACCACCAGTGACTTGAGCAACCATATCGCCTTGGAAAATACTTGTTCCGTAATTGGCAGCGATTCTATATCGGCTTTGTCCGCCAGTGTAGGGTGCTCCCCCTATCATCTTGACAGGACGCATGCCAAAAGCAGCATCTTGATTTGCCATTTTACTCTCCTAAGTAAGAATTTTATTAACCTTGCCTCTTGCCACCAAAAGCAACTTGAGACTTTCTTTCCTTCGATATTGGCATTGCAGGGTTTGATTCTTTCATCAAATCTCTATCAACAGCCTCCATCTGGGTACTTGTTTTATTCATGAAATACTCATTTCTTGATTCGACTATTTCATCTGGAATCCGTGCTAATAAAAGTCCTCCTTGACCAATTACTCCAGCATTTTTGCCTTCATCAATCACAGGGAAATCTGCGTCTGGATAATCCTCTGCACGTACTAATTCATATCCCTCTCTTTGTCGTTTATGGATATTGGCTTTATCATCATAATCCATAACACGTTCTCTTATCCACCTATGCTTATATCCAATAGGTGCTGGAGGAGCATCTAAACTTGATGGAGGTGTCCATGCTTTAAATCTTTCCTGTTTTTCACGAGTTGCAGACTCTCGGTTGGTTCTATCCACCATTTTAAGCTCCTTTCCTGGAATCTATTTTAGCTACCTCTTTTGCGTACTGCTCCAAAGGTATTCTCATTTTTTTAGCAAACGCAACTTGTCCAGGAGTAAGTTCTATTTGCTTTTTCCGCCCATTATTATTAACGGATTTTCCGTTCACAGGTGCGACAGTCTGGGCGACTTTTCTGTCACTCTGAAACTTATGAGGAAACTCTTTTCTGATTCTTTTATCAATTTCTTTATAGTAATCATCAGTTGTAGGATCGAAGCCATCTACAGCAACAACTTGCTCATGTATGGCTTGTGCTCCTCTTGTCATTACCATATCTTGACCAAACCAAGTATTTTTATCAAGCCAACCTTGTAGTTTTGGATCTATTTCTTGCCTTTGGTTGACTTGCCTCGCTTGGGGTTGGTTTTCTTGGTTGTTGCTCTGTCCTTCATTATTTGCAACTGTTTTTTCTTGCTCAGCTCTTGCTTTTTGGATTCTGAGTCTTTCGTTCTCAATAGCGAGTTTAGCCATGAGGTCGCTTGCCTCAGACATTTTTTCAGCATCTCCAGCATCAAAAGCCTCCTTATAAAGTTTTTTTGCTTGAGCAGTTTGTGCTTCTATTCTATTACCAAACTCTGAAGTGTATCCAGTATTTAATTGTTTAAGTTGTCTTTGAAGCTCTTCATTCTGCCTTTTTTGCTCTTCTGCATATTTAAAAGCGGCTTCAGCCTCTTCTAAAGCGGCTTTTCTTTTAGCAGTTAATTGATTAATACGTTTCTGAACATTTTCTGAATATTCATCAAGCTCCTCTTCTGGTTTATCAGAACGAACAGATGTTCGTTCTAACTCTTCTTTTTGAGGAATTTTTGAATCTTCTTCTTTTTTTTCAACAGGCTCTTCTATGTCAACAATGACATTTTCTTCTTCAGATTCTAATACTTCAACTTTTTCTTGTGCTTCGTTCATCATGCTCTCCATTATACATATGAAATATCTGTGGGATCAAGTATTTTTGCTATAATATTATCATCATTTATGAGTCTTAACTCAAGACCCTCCACTTTGAACCTATTTCCCGCATATCTACCCATAAGAACCCATTCTTTATCAGAACAATATGCTCCATTCGGGAATTTATGTTCGTCTTTATAAGCGTCTGGACCCATTTTGACCACATAAGCAACTACTGTCGCAAACGATTCTCTATCTCTTGTTGCGTCTGGAATATAAACACCACCTTTGGTCTTTTCTTTTGGATAATATGGAATTACCAAAAGTCTGTAACCAGTTGGTTGTGGCAGTCTATCAATTACAGAAACATCAATTTTAGAAGGATCATCTTCGTTTTTGTTGGGTTCATCGCTTTTGCCAAAAGCTTTTGATATTGGAGGCGGAGTTGGATTTATTTGTTTTTTTGCCAAAAACCTATCTGGCACAAAAAGTTTTTTAGTCATCTTCTATTCCTTTCATCGAGGTTCTAATTTCTTCCTCACACCAAGTCAGTCCTCGTATTTGACCTGTTATGAACCGATAATCTTCTATAGAAGTTATCGAGCCATCCGCCAAAGATTGAGTTAATTCATCTCTTCTTTGACGTATGTTCTTTAATAGGACTTGTGCTACCTTAACGCCATCCATTATTGATCTTCCCTAAGTGTTGTTACGCACATTGGGCATTTATATTCAGTATAATACTGTTTTTCAAATTCTGACTTATATTCAATGTGTTCAATTTTTTTCATTGCTATTTTGTGAATGTAACATAAAGCAATTTCTTCATGTTTATGTTCATTCATTTAGTCAAGCCTTTTTGCTTCTCGTATGT